GGGTGAAGAATATAGAGCTCTTGTAGATCGTTACCAGGAGGAATGGGGGGTAGGAAAGAGTACGGTTGAACATTATATCACCGAGGCAAGGAAACAAAGTATATCCTTGACAACCAGGGACAACAGAGGTGAGCGGTGGGTATATCACATGGAAGCCCGGGAGAAGCTGCTACAGATAGCCCTTAAAGCAGATAAACCTAGTCCATATGTAATACTGAATATCCTCCAGGATATGGCACGCCTGGAGGGACTCTATATCGATAAGGTGCAGATAAGTGATGATAGGGATTTTGATTCAGGTGATATTATTATTAAGTAAAGGAACGCAGTAGTTTAAATGTCCATACACTATCAGAGGGTATGCTTACCCCTAGCACTTGGCAAGAGTGTTTAGGGACTGATAAAATTCCCAGTTGGCCAGGGAGATGCGGGAAATGACAAGCTGCCTGTTATTCGATTATTCGACCCAACTATCCTGTATCCATCGAAGTCTTAAGTACCACTTAGGATTAAAACCGTAGATGGAACGGGAAGTGTGCTGGAGCTGCACAGTAGTAAACCAGCCAGGAATCACGATATGGGGCTAGATAGGACCGTCCACCTATTGATGCCCCATACATACAGGAAGAGGATAAGATGTTAGAGGTTGTCTTAAATGTGTTCTTAGTACAGTTAATGATTTTATCTTTTTTTATTATGGGTGCCTTGATCAGTAAGTTGAAAGGGTAAGGTAATGGCTAAGATCAGCACAATAGGCACTTATCACTGCAATCGATGCTTCACTGTAGAGACAGGATACTCTTTATTGCAAAATGGAAAGGTGATATGTAAGAAGTGTGGTAGCGAAATGTCGTGTTACGATTGTAAGCCAGTAGACATGTCGATGATACAGTTCAAGGGTAGTGGTTATTACTGTAAGGATATCTGAATGAATAACAAAGATTATATTCTCAGAGTGGAGGACCAGGGGTCAGGTGCCAAGTGTGTAGCATATGCGTTGACTACTGTCATTGAATATCAAGCTAGGAGACAGCATGGCCTGATGATGAACTTATCACCAGACTATATCTACGACAGGCGAATTAATAAATCTGGTAGTGGCATGTATAAATCAGATGCTATAAATATAGCGAGTAATGGGGTTGCTACTGAATATCATCATTACAGGCGTCCAATAGGTCTTAAGACATATGTTAGTATCGGTTCGTACGTCAATCCGTCTAACATGGGTGAAGTTAGAAAGTTATTACGGGATGGGTTTATTGCACTACTTGGTGGTAGTGGTCACTCAAAGGTACTGGTGGAAGCTAGTGTACTGGTGGATGATGATGAGGAAGGGTTCCTGGTACTAGATACAGCTGGCAGTAAAAAATGGAAGTATATAAGTGGGTTAGGTATAGATCTAGGTCAGTGTTATTTCGTAACAGATGTGAAATATGACAAACAGAATGACTGGGCACATGAAGGACAATGGTTAAAGATATTATATTATGATTGGTACATGCGGTTTGTTAGGAATCCTAATCTTGGTAAAGCGATAGTGATAGGGAGTGTATTTTTATTAGCGTTGGCAGTACGATTTTTATTAGGTTTATGATTACTTTACTAAGCCACTTAGCGTTATGCTTTGTGGCTCCAATTGTATTAATGGGGATTATTGCTTGTTTAGTCATAGCGTTTAGGTCAAGGCAGGTATGATCGCAATACAGAATGGATATAAGCCATGGGTGATTTATCAAAACATTTCTCTCATTATGAGTTTGCCTGTCGTTGTGGTTGTGATTTTAAATATCCTAAACCGTTGCTTATCCAGGAGCTTGAAATCATTAGGGAGTTACTTGGTGGACATACTATCACTATCGCAAGCGGTTGTAGATGTAATAAATACAACCTGCAAGTCGGTGGAAAACCCAATTCAAAGCATAAAAAGGGACAAGCAGCGGATTTTATAGTAGGGACAGTAGGTGATGATGGTATCACTTATTTCAAATCACCTGATACAGTACACGAAGCGTTATCTATCATGTACGCTGGCAAGTATGGCCTAGGAGAGTATAGTGATTTTACGCACCTTGATACGAGGGAGGGGATGGCAAGATGGTAGACACACTGGGTATTTTGGTTCTTTTTATCGCATTAACTTTTATTATTTATATTATTATAGATTTCTTCTCGATAGCTTGGTGGATAAGGCATAGATAATCATGCCTAAAATAATATTCCCGGCGACTATCGATGGCCATGATAAACAGGAGCAGGTATGGAGAGATAAGCATAGATTTATCGACATCTTAGCAGGGAGACGTGGTGGTAAAGACTGGATATGTGCCAGGGTAGCGGTAAAGCGTGCTTATCAAGACCTAGTCGATGGTAAGGGTTATAAGGACTGGAGCATAGAATCAGGGATACCACGATTATTGTATTGGTGTGTAGCACCTGATTACAGTATTAACAAGGTACAGCAGAAAGAGATACTAAAGATAGCATTACCAGCTGGTCTTGTGATAAAGAACGAACTAAAGAGTAAACCACCAAGGCTATGGCTAAAGGGTGGGATACTATTTGAATTTAAATCGGCTGAACATCCAGACAAGTTAGTAGCTGAGGGTCTTAACGGGATATACGTCACAGAGACAGCCCGTCTGAAGCCGACAGTATGGAACGACAATTTAAGACCGACACTATCAGATAACCAGGGATGGGGCTTATTTGCGACTACCCCGCTAGGCTACAATTGGTATGCTGACCAGATACGCAAGGTGGCTGTAGAGGGCGAATATCACGACAATGAGTGGAAGGCGTACTATTGGAAGACTATAGATAACACAAAAAAACCAGGGTTAGTAGAAGAAGTAGAGAAAGCCAAGGCAACGATGCCAGCTAAGTATTTCTGTAGGAACTATGAAGCTAGCTTAGACGCCTTCCAGGGGCAGATATATGATGGATTCGATTATAACGTTCACGTCGATGATATCAAGTTTGAACGTGACAAGTATAAGATTGTGGTCGGAGGTATTGACTGGGGATATACTCACAGAGGGGTCATTGTCGTTGCAGGTATCACCACTGACGATAACGTTCATGTCCTCGTTGACATGGCCGAGTCCAGGATTCCTGTGGTATCAAGAGATGATTCAGCAGATGATTGGTGTAAGCGTGCTTTAAGGTTACAAGAAGAATATGATGTCGAGATGTTTTATGCAGGACCAGACCAACCTGAATCTATCGACCAGATGGCGTATGAGGGTGTAAGGGTACAGAAAGCTAACAACTCAGTCATGGAAGGAATCCAGGCTGTATCGACCTTGATGACAATAGATGATAACGGACATACCAGGTTAAGGATAGATAAGAATTGTACAAACCTTATCCAGAATATAAGGGCACAACGTTGGATTCAGCAAAAAGATGGTGACGAGAGCGAGAAGCCAGAAAAGATCAACGATGATAGTAATGATGCTCTGAGATACGCAATCTATAGTGCGGGACACTGGTTTGATCATGGGTTCGAAGATAGGGTAGAGCATATTTATTTATAGTTAAAAATATGGAGAGTATTAAAATGGGGTTATTTACAACACTTGGTATGAAATTCCTTCAAATGGGAGGTTATGGCCAGAAAGATACTTCAGTACCACAGGATTGGTTCTTCTCAGGCTTCCCTGGTACTGATTCAGAAAGCTCTGTGACACTCAATAACCCAAATGAGTTTCTAAGGGCTTATCAGACAATAAATTACATCGCTAAAGATACAAGTAGGATAGCGTCAGATATAGCGTCGTTAGAATGGAAAATAGTAGATAGCGATGACAGAGAGATAAGTAATAGCATTATATTTGAAATATTAAGACGACCAGCTGATGGCATAACTGGTAACCAGTGGCTAAAGATGATAGTCCTGCATCTTTTATTGGATGGCAATGCCTTTATATTAAAAGATCATAAGAATATGCTCACTTTCGAACAGGGTAGATTTGATTCACTCCCGATATTAAATCCAGCGTTAGTGGATGTTATGGACCAGGATGGCGAGATAACAAGTGCTGGTGATGATAAACAGCTAGATAATATAAACAGATACAGGCTTTCATTAGCCAAGAATAGAACGATAAGCCTGGAACCTGATGTAATACACCATATCAAAACATTGGGCCCGAATAATACTCTAAGGGGTATGGGCGTAGTGCAACAGAATGCACCTGCGCTAGACGCAAACAGAATACAGACAATTTTTAATAACCAGTTCTTTAAACATGGTGGCAATACTAACATGGTCGTTGAGATGGAAAAGGCCATGGGTCCACAGGAATTTGCGATGTTTAAACGTCAATTCCGTGGTGAATATGGCGGTAGGGATAACTGGAGTAAGATAATGGTCGCACCATCAGGTGCAAAGGTTAAGGCCTTAAACCTCTCACAGCGGGATATGGAGTTCTTGGAACAACGAAAGATGACACGTGAAGATATTGACGCGATGTTTGGTATCCCGCCATTGATAAGTGGTGCGTTTAACCAGGTCAAGTATGACACAGCGAGAGAGCAGGAGCGAGTATATACGACACACACGCTGATGCGGTTAGCTAATCCGATAGCGGATTCGTTGAGTATCCTCATCCAGGAGATACAGCCCAACGTTTTCTTTAAGTTTGTACCACCACAGATAATCGACAAAGAAAAGGCCAATACTATAGCTAAGGATCTATTTGACCGTGGTGTTATAACTGGGAATGAATATCGTGAGATGCTAGGTAAAGAGTTAAGTGATGATCCAGAACTAGAAAAGCGTTGGATAACATTCAATTACGTACCCCTGGATTTTGCTGCTGAACCAGCTCCGGTAAACACAGAGAATCCTGTCAAGCCAAATGAAGATAGTAAGAAAGACTTACAATGTGGTTGTAATAGCTTGACAAAAGCAACAGGGAAACAATTACAGATACACAGACGAGCAAGGCGCACAAAGGACGTTATAGAGAAGAAGATATTTAAGGAGGTCCAGAAGTATTATAAGGACCTTGAATCACGTGCATTGGCTGGATTAGAGAAGTCTTGGGGTGATATGCAGGAAAAGGGTATAAATATCGATGATGTGTTTGATTTCACTGAGGAAGTCATCGAGGCTACAGCTGCTGGTAAGAGGATGTTTACTTCAGCGATAACAATAGGGCTGAAGGATGTAAACGAGATATTTGATATTGATATAGATACTACTACTAAGAATCCACGGTTAGTCCTAGCGGTCGAAAAGGTAAATCGTGATTATGTAGCACAGACATTAAACACACGCAGGGAAGAGCTAAGGAAAATAATATTCACAGCACAAAACGAGGGTGTATCTGTAGCTGAGGTAAAAGGGAGAATAGAGGATAGCTTTAAGAAACTCAATCATGGACCACAGGAGGCCTGGAAAACCATGAGGATAGCCAGGACAGAGGCTGCCAATGCTTGGGATCAGTCAGCGTTTATCGGATATGAGGAACTAGGTGTCACGGTTGTCGATGTAGTAGGCTGTGAGGATAACGAGACGGATTGTAATAAACAGAATATCCCGATGAACGAAGTGGCTGGTCTTGTGTTCCACCCAAACCACACAGGCACCATCGTTCCACGGGGTTAAGGAGTCCATTATGTTTGAATGTACACTGGCGATATCACTAAGTATCTTATTGTATGTAGTAGCGGCTAATTGGCCAAAAAGATAAAGGAGTTGATTTTATGTTGCAGGTAGTGGTCGATAATAGCGATTTTGACAATTTGAGGACAATATTTATAGATAAAGGGAAGGGAATCAAGGCTGAGGTAGGAATCATCGGAAAAAAGACAAAAATAAAAAGTTTTGTCTTTCCCGAGCAATCAGGATGGTGTGTAGCCACCATGAAAGCATGGGTTGATAGTAATAGTACAAAAATATCACATTTCGACTTAGAAGACGATATAGACGCCAAGGCGTTGGAATTGCTATCTAACTCAGAAGAGTATGACTTAAAAACGATACTTATAGGTAAAAAGTATGGGGAATTCAGTATCAAGAAGACTGACGACGAATCAAGGGATGGAATTCGTATCAGTGGGCTTGCTTCGACGTTTGGGAATATTGACAGGCATGGTGATATTATTGCCAAGGGTGCTTTCAAGAAGACCATTCGCGGGCTGGGTAAATTACCGATGCTTATGGATCATTCACATGAGACTAACTCACAGGCTGGCAGCTTCGATAAGTTTAAAGAGACTGACGAAGGGCTTGTAGTAAGTGGATTCCTGTCGAGGACACAACAAACGGAGCATGTGATAAGACTTATCGAAGATGGTCATCTAGACACATTATCTATAGGTGGCCTTTTTAAGTTTGCTGTCGAACCAAACAAGAAAGGAAACAGTATAATCGAGGAGGTGAATCTATTCGAAGTCTCAATAGTTACAATACCAGCTAATCCAAAAGCTCAATTCGGGCTTAAATCGCTGATGCTTCCAGGGAAACCGGAGATACTAGTCGATAAATCGACGAACTCAAAGGGATTATCACCAGAAGAGAAAGCGGAATGGATCAAAAAAGAAATAAGGGAGGGAAAATGATGGAAATCGGAATCAGGATATCGGAATTATTCGGTCAAGGGAAGTGCGTGGATGAGATAGTGGATGTGGTATGTGCCGAATACACTGATAAAGATGCTGAGTTTATAAAAAAAGCAGTGCAGGAGGTGCAGGTGGACATCAAAAAACAGAAAGATGAATCAGATAAGAAAGAAGCTGATCTACAGAAGCTGATAGATAAGGCTGTTGACGAGAGGTTGAAGAATATCAAATCACCAGGTGTGATAGAAACGAAAGGAGTTGACGTAAAGGTGGACCCTAAAATAGAAGTTAAGGAGAGCCCTGATCTTTGGAAAAAAGAAATGGCTGATATGCTTTTAGCAAAAGATGCTATTTCTAAGCGTAAAGCTAGTGAGAAAGATTACGATAAAGTCCGTGATCTCAACAGAAAATGGGCGGAACAGAGAGAAAAGGCTACTGGTGTACGTACTGATAGTGATGCAGCAGGTGGTTATTTTGTTCCTGAAACATTTGATGCAGAAGTTGATAAGTTGATTTATAGAGACTCACAATTACTCAACGCTATTACCATCCGCCAGGGTGGAGAGCATACAGAGATCAACGGGTTAGCTACATTTGATCTTTCTTTCAGGTCTGATCAAAATACTGCCTTTGGGACAACAGTGCCTACATTCAGCCGTAATGAGATAAAATATCGTGAAGCTGGTGTTCTCGTTCCAGTATCTAATGCGGAATTAAGAAGCTCGTTTTACAATGTTATTTCCGAGTTGACCGAGCAGGCTGCTGATGCGCAGATCAGACTGCTTGAACCACTGGTTATTCATGGTAAGACTGCGACTGATCCATTCTTGGGTATATGGCATACGTCGGGTATTACCAGCGTTGACGCTGCCAATAAAGCTGGTTCCGGTGAAGTCAAGAGTGCAGACCTTACAAATGCTTACGCAAATATTGCCGCACAAGACAGAGTGGGTGCAAGCGCAGTTATGGATACCCGTGAAGCATTAGTGTTACTAACCGAGAAAGCTTCAGATGGCCATAATCTTGGCGAAGTGATACGTGAGGGGGGTGGCCTTATTCATGTACCTACTGGGATGAAGATCGTGATTTCTGATACATTGACAAGAGTTCTTACTAAGACCGCTAACAGTGGCGGGACAATGGTTCCCGTTGTCTGTGGTAATCTCAGGGCCATGAGAATCTATCGTGAAGGCGGTTTAATGGTTGATACATCTAACGAAGTATACTTTACGTCTGACCAGCTTGGAGTGCGATTTATGGTACGCTACAAGCAAGGGGTACCTGATAATTCAGTGACAAAGTTTGTAAGGATCACAGACCTGAAGAATAACGCGCCATCCTAAAGGCAGAAAGGAATAACTAAAATGAAGAAGTTAATAGCATTGAGTTTAGTTGCCCTGTTCTCCTGCTTGGCAGTTGCGGAAATTATAACAACCACAGCAATCGGAACAGCGTCAGTACCTGCAATTGTGACTATCAATTCCCAGGCTGGTAGGCAGATCATTGTATATAGTGCAGAGTCGGTAGCGGAGACAACTCATAAAATCGGGATATACACCGGTTCTTATGCAGGCGGGACCACGATGAATGAACTAGTCGGTACCGTAAATAGTGACACGCTTGCTGGTAACAATGGGTTGCCTGTTTATGTTGAGGGTATAAATGAAGCTGTCAGATTTCTGACGACTACTACAGTCAACGCGCTCATAGTTTCTTATGAGATAAGGTAAGTAGTCTGGTATATGGGTGGGGGCTTTTCAACCTCCACCCATACAAAACTAAAGGAGTAAAAAAAATGTTTAAAAAAGCTAGCATATTATTGATGGCTATCATCGTGGCGCTAGCCCTGAATAGTGGGTTAGCTTTTGCAATCGGATATCAGTTAGGTCCAAATGTAGTCGATGATGTTTTAATACTTAACACCGGTAGTTATATCGAGTTTAGCTTTGCTGACTTCCAGATAACACCAAATAATACCGTTTATGTCGATGTTGATGGGGTAGGTGATTTTGAAGGTATAGATTGTGTATTCCCGTATGTATCATCTGGCAGTATTACAACTGTCGGACTCGACTGGTATAACCTGCAAGGGGTATCGATCAACAATGAAACGCTGACAAGCGGCACTGATATTACAGACTTTGATAGTAATATAGTCAGGATCAGTATCACTAATCCTGATAATACAAATACCGTTAATATTACGGGGAATATTATTCTTAGAAACTAACAAGGAGTAGATGAATGAAAAAATTAGCTACATTATTTTTATTTGCGCTATTAGCTGCAAGTATATCATTTGGCATCACCAAAAAAGGGACTGATGGGACTATATTTATCTATAATGTAGTTTCAACAAACGCTATTGCTGTGACTAATGATAATGTAGCTATTGGACGTACTACAGCAGTTGTTAAATTACATGTGGGTGGAGATGTATCTGCAAACAATTATTATGGAAATGGGTCTAATCTTACTGGTATTGTAGCTACCGATATTGTAGATACTGCTGTTACTAATAATTATTTTTTCAGTGCAGTATCCATCAATAATAATGTTAGCGTAAATCAGCTGATATCAGCGGGGACAGTAAATGCAAGCGTATTTATAGGAGATGGCTCAAATCTTACTGGTTTGCCAGTCAGTGGGCTTACTACCACCAACGCCGATGCCAGATATCTACTTGAATCCAATAATCTTTCTGATCTTGATAGCGCCAGTACAGCCAGGACTAACCTTGGCCTTGGTTCTTTGGCAGTTAAATCTAATATAAATAATGATGATTGGTCTGGTGCTGACTTAGCAATAGTAAATGGCGGCACTGAATCTAGTACTGCTGCCGGTGCAAGGGTTAATCTAGGACTCGAAGATATGAGTCTACAAGCAAGTAATAATATAACAATCACTGGTGGCTCAGTAACTGGTATTACAGATATTGCTGTAGCTGATGGTGGTACAGGAGCAAGTGCAGCTAGTTCTGCAAGAACTAATCTAGGATTGGGTGATATATCATTACAGGCAAGTAACAACGTAATAATTACTGGTGGTTCCATAACAGGATTATCCACCTTGGCTTCAAATGTAATACTTTCTACAACAGTTTCGGCTAGTGGCACAATATCAGCCAACGCTTTTGTTGGTGACGGGTCAGCATTAACCGGCTTACCAGGCGGTGGTGATATGCTGGCAGCTAATAATTTATCAGATGTGGCTGATGTAGGCACATCTAGAACTAACCTAGGGCTAGACGACATTGCCTTACAGGCATCGAATAATGTTACAATATCAGGTGGGTCTATTACAGGGATAGCAGACCTTGCAATAGCTGATGGGGGTACTGCAACATCTAGCGCCACCGGTGCCAGGATCACTCTTGGAATGGATGACATGTCCATACAAGCAAGTAATAATGTTAATATTTCTGGTGGTGCCATTACTGGTATTACTGACTTAGCAATAGCGGACGGTGGAACCGGGGCATCAGATGAGGCTACAATGAAATCAAACCTCAATTTAGAGACAGGAACGGATCTACAAGCATGGGATGATGATCTTGATGATATTGCTGCTCTTAGTCAAACGTCGCCGAACATAATGATATCGGACGGTACCGATTGGACTGTCATCAACCCCGACACGGATGAGTGGCGAGGTAAATCAGGTTTGGCAATAGATAGCGATGTACAAGCATGGAACACGCATCTTGACGACCTTGCAGATGGAGAGTTGACTGGGTCAAAAGTAGGTAGCGGAATAAGCGCGACCAATATAACCGCGGGCACACTTGCGGATGCTAGGCTTGAGACCACTGTTAATGTGAGTGAAGTCGCGACTGATAGATTGACTATGGGTGGGAATATAGATATGGGTGCAAATTATATCAGCGGCGATGGCGACAGTGAGGGTATTTTTATTGAGACAGACGGGAAAGTGGCGATAGCTACTGGCAACGCCACTGTTGCCTTGGAAGTGTTAGGTACAGTAAACGCAACAGCATTTTCTGGGGATGGAAGCCAGTTAACAGGAATAGCTGCCGGAGGAGGTGGTGGTGCTGCAACAACACATAATATAGCATTTTCAGTAAACGGTGAATGGGCGCAATCAGTTACAACCAACATACTGGAAAATTACCTGCTGACATTCTACGAGTGGAATGGTGGGGCTGCCACTATGACGAGTTTTAAAGCAAGGGTGACGGATGAGGATACTGGTGCCTCAGAGCCTGCCGCTAGATTATTTATCAACGGCAGTGCAGTATCGACAGTGAACACGGCTGCAGGCTCCTGGACCACTTCGACAACTTTTGTATCGGCAGCTTTGGTAGATGGTGATGATATAGAGATTGGTACTGTAGCTGGAGGTTCTAATAATGATTCAAAAAACCTTACAGTACATATCATAGCTGTGGAGGATTAACATGAGATATTTATACCTAGTGTTCATTTTTATGAGTGTGTCTGTATCAATAAACGCAACTACCGGTATATTGGATAGAGGAGGGCTTGGTAATGATGCCTTCACAGTGCTATTAGTCCAATCTGATACTAATGATGAGTCAACAACATTCACCGACACATCAAGAGGAGGAACCCTACATACTGTGTCTGCACAAGGAAATATTAATCATGAAGTAGACCAGAAGAAGTTCGGTTCCACTTCTATTCAAAGTGATGGCACAACAGATTATCTTACTATTCCTGACAGTGATGATTGGTATATGGGTGGTGGTGATTGGACTATTGATATGTGGGCTAGATTTAACGTATTGGATGTACAACAGAATTTTTACTCCCAGTGGGTTGATACGGCTGGAGGGCATATTAATTTCTACTGGGATGCTACTAATGGCCCAACGATAGTGATGGGTCGCCCAGGGGGAGCAAAATATCTTAATTATTTAAATCCAGGGAGTGTTGCTGGATGGAGTACGAATACCTGGTACCACATTGCGCTGGTAGTAAATAATGGCACTTGTAACATATATCGGGATGGGGTGTCCCTCGTTAGTGGTGCAACTTCTGGGGATTATCCGCAGATAGCAACAAATATTGGTTTAGGGGCGCTGAGTCACAGCGGCGCTAATAGCCTTAACGGGTATGCGGACGAGATTCGAATCACTAAAGGTTTGGCTAGGTGGATAAAGGATTTTACACCACCTAATAGAATGAATTAAGGAGGATATTATGTATGCAGTAAGAAAGAGCCCTATTGAAGTAATCGAAATAATAGCGGGTGATAGTATAAATAATTATCCAGAAAATAAATTCCGGACAATGAACGCTGTGCCAGGTTTAATAAATCGTCATCTGAAATGGCATAATGGCAATCCAGATACAGGGATCTTAATAGAAAAAACTAGCATAGAAAAAATTATTGCAGATCAACAGATGTCAGATTCTAGTATCGATACATTGAGAAAAGATAAACTAAAAGAATTACGGAAAAATATACTTGAAAAAATAATTGACCAGGATTTAGTTTACCAACAAAAGGGTAGCGAGATACTGGCAGCACAGAATGAAGAAGAACTCGCTCTTATAAATATTATAAACCTGACTGATTAAAAGGAGTGTCTGATGTCGGCAACAGTAGGAAGTATAACTAACGGCTATTGTACCCTGAAACAGCTCCAGGATAGCCTAGGACGCAAAATCAACGGACCTTTTGATGCCAAGGGTACGATAATGGAGCAATCGATTACAAGGGCATCTAGGTTCATTGATAAGGTCACTAGTAGCATATTTTATAGCAACACGATAACAAGTGAATCCATTGATGTGTATAACATATCTGACAGTGGGTTATTTATTGGGCCTGGCAATGAGTGTAGTGTGGTTTATTTTCCGGCTCCAGTTATATCTGATGTAACAATAGTCGAAGGTGGAACAACCTTAGTGGAAGACACTGATTATTATATATACAAAACACAAGGTTTTATAGAAAAAGGTAGTGCATGGTCAAGGACTAGAAAGGATATTGTGATCACAGCTACGTATGGTTACGCTTCTGTGCCTGCCGATATAGAGCAAGCTTGTATTTCTATAGCCGAGATATTAAGTGGTCTAGTGTCCAAGATGCGCGTGACCGATGAGGGGGTATTTGAAGAGATAGGGGGTGCATCGATACCGTCAAATATCATGGATATATTGCGTAGGTATCGTAGAGAATATGTCTGATTTTGAAGTAACATTTGATTCTAATGGTGAACTCAAAAACTGGATGACAAAGAATATCAGACGATTAATACCAGAAATGGATAAGGCCGTTCGAAACGCGACAATATTTGGGTTAACAAAAACTAAAACAACGCTATCAAAAAGAACTGGGATGTTAAGAAGATCATACAACCAAAGGAAAAGGGGTTCATTATCACGAGAGATATTTAGCAATATAAAATATGCCCAGGCTGTTGAATTTGGATACAAGGCACACCTAATAAAACCAGTGCGGAAGAAAGCCTTATCCTGGAAGACTGGCGGTAAGAGGTTCTTCAGTAAGGGACACATGATACCAAGGTTCAAAGGTACACATAAAATTTCAGATATTGTTTTTCCTGGTGTAAAGAATCGGTTTAGATTAGAGGTCATCCTGGCGATGCGGAGATTATTGAGATGAATATAGTATCAATCTTTAAATTTGTACAAAATATTGCCGGCAAATTGCTTGGTGAGAGTAACCCTATCCAGCGTGTACTGACAAAGGGGCCGATGGATGTTGCATTAAAAGATGCTGAATCAGATAACTTATTACAAAGAAGCTGGAGGCCCATTATTATGCTTGGGTCATTCCTGTTGATCTTAGCTGATAGCTTTGGGCTTGTAAGTAACGGGTTACATCCGATGTTTTATGAGATAGTCAAGGTCGGAACTATAGGCTACATGGTTGTTGGTAGAACGCTGGAAAAGGCGATTAAATCTGTCTGGGGGAAATAATGGGAGTATACACAAGCTTATTAGGTGAAGTCTATAACAGGTTGACAAAAGCACAGCTTGAAACAAAAAAGCTTGAGAATGTTAAGCGTGTAGATATAGGTGCCAGACAACTGACTTTTGGTATAGATGAGATGCCTGCTATATTTCTGAGTATTTCTAGCATACAGGAAGATTACAACTTGATATTAAGTCAAAACCGAATATC